TCAGAGACCCTTCACGACCTTCGGCCGCCGCCGGTAAATTCGTTGCAGGGTCGCCTTCGAGGCGTGCCCCAGGTGCTCGCCGGTCTCGTGGTCTGAGCCGGACTTCGCGCGGATATCGTGGAAGGTGAACCGCTCGCCTTTCCAGGCATTCATGAGCCGCTGCCAGGCGGAGCTGATCCCGTCCGATGTGTATGGCCGGCCGTTCGCTTTGCGGATGACGTACAGGCCGCCGGTGCCTTTCCTGCAGCGGCGGATCACGTCGCGGAGCATGGGGCTCCACAGCACCACCAGCACCTTGCCGGTTTTGCTCTGGGTGAAGTGGATCCCTTCATCGTCTAGCTGGGACCACTGCAGCCGAATCAGGTCGCCCCGACGTTGGCCGGTGCACAGCGCCAGTTCCATGAGCAGCTGCACTGGCTCGGTGGCGCGCTGGTGGACGGCCCAAAACTCCTCGTCGGAGATGTAGCGGCTACGGGGGCGTTCCTTGTTCTTCTCGACGCCGGTGCAGGGGTTTTCCTCGACCACCTGCCAGCGGATCAGCTTGGTGAATACGTGCGAGAGCAGGGCGATGTGGCGATTTGCCTGGACGGGAGCCGGGTAGCTGTCCAGGTAACCGGCAACGTCACGCCGCATGATTTCGGACGGCGCCATGTGTTCGAACGCCAGGCGGAGATACTTCAGCTGGCTGGTCTGGTCGTCGCGTGTCCTGGGCGCCTTCTTCGCCAGCACTTCGCGCTCGTAGCGGTCGAAATACTCTTTCATGGTGCCGAGCTGCTCGCCCAGCAGCTTGCCCAGGGCCTGGTGCATGTCCGGTTCGCTGCGGCCGAGCTTGTGCCACTTGCCCTTGTAGTCCACGTACCAATAGGTTCCCGAGCGGAGATAGACCCGCTTTGGCAGACCCTTGTCGTGTTTCCGGTTGCGTCCCACGGGCATGAGTCTACCCCGCTTTTCTGAGATGTGAGAAGTTGGGCCTCGATGTCCGCCCGCCCAGCAGGGCTTCTTCATAGACGCGCCAGGTCAGCGATGGCCAGCCGTCAGGCCGAGTACGGAAGGGGATTCCGTTCTCGGCCAGCCAGTCGCGGATCTCCTTCTGACGGGTGTAGCCGGTCAGCGCCTGGAGTTCTTCGCGGGTAATGAGCATGTCACCAACTCAACCATTCATCGAGGCAGGCAAAGCACATTCGCCATTCACCCCATGAGCCCTCACAGAGGGCTTTCTCGTGGCGATATCGGTCGCCTGGCTTGATGTGATGGCCAACGCAGCAGTCACCGAGTCCGTAGCATTGGTGCTCCTTACGAGCCGTTTTGATGCTAACCGTGCGGCACTGAATTGCCGTGTCATCTTGAAACGGGTCGGTATCGATATAGGTTTCGTCGCTATGAATCGCGCTCATGGATTGTTTTGACTCCACAGCTCATAGTCGGCAGGTGAGAGAAAGAACACCTCACCGCCGTGACGGGGATCGGTGGTTCGTATCACGATGCCGCGGGGAACGCAGTGGCTGGGCCTGACATCTGGCAGGCTTTTTTTAAGTGCGGCTATCGCTTCCTGCACATCCTCAAGGGTTATCGTTGTCGGAACTCCAGACGTGACGGTGCAGTTGTTCACCGGACCACCACACCCTGGTCACGAATGCCGATTTTTAGGACCAGCCAATTTTTCAGAGAATGGCCGTAGTTGATCCACCACTGTTTCACCGGATCCAGCCCCTCCGCGTCTGACGATTTCACCGGTGTCGGTGTCTACGATTTCCATGCCGTCGAAACTGCGCTGGTTAGGATCCTCGCGCACCAGTTCGTCGTCATGGGTGTAAAAGAGGGTGGTGGCCTTGTCCGGCTCTGGGATGGACAGCTTCACGTTGTCCAGCATTTCAACCTGCAGCCCGGCTGTGTGCGGCCGCGGCTTCAGCTTCAACGTGATGGTGATGCCACCTTCCTTCCCAGTGCGGGCCACGGCCTTCACCAGTTTGCCGAACTTGGTGTCCAGCTCATCAACGAGGCGCCCGTTACGGTGCTCCCGCAGTGCGTCGATAATCGCTCGCATCTTTTTGTCTCCTGCTTTGGTTAGCGAGTGCGGGGCCTAGTTGCCGGCACACTCTGGTTCTTGTGGGTCGACACCACTGCCACCCAGGGTGGCTTCACCCCGCCTGTACTGGGTGTACTCGATGCCCTTCATGGGCGCGTGGATCCACCGCTCCCACCCGCAGCGGGTGCACTTGTGGATGGATTTCAACGAGGCGCCCTTGCCGATGATCGAGCGGCCCGACCAGCGGTGCCGACTCACGCCGCCACCCGCTTGTCAGTGCCGAGCCGCAGCTGCAGGTCGTTGAGCAGAAGCCGGGCTTTCACCAGGTCACCGTTGCCGATGGCCACGGCGCAGCGCATGGAAAAGAACGCTTCCGGGTAGAACCCACCATGGATGAGCGTCGAGAGCGCCTCGGCGCGTTTGCTGTCGCCGGATCCAGCCGCCTGGATCGCGCGCAGGGCGTCCGGGCAGTTGTCGGGCCACTCGGCGCGCTTGGCCAGGCCGAGCAGCTCGGCGGCGTAGTGTTTGGGTTTCTTCATGGGGCCTATCCTGTTCCGTGACCTTCGATAAAAGACGCCGGGCGCCGCCCTGTAGTGGGGGGATTGAGGGGCCAGGGACGGCGCCCGACGGTCCGGGAAACGTGTGGGGCAGGGCGGGTCATGCGGCCTGCCTGGTTTCGAAGAAATCGGTCTGGGTGATGGTGTTGTAGAGCCGCGCCAGGCCGCTGGTGTAGTTGTTGTTCAGCTTGAATGTGACTTCGGCGTCGGTGAGCGCGGTGTTGAAGCGCAGCACCTCCATGATGCCCTTGGCGCCGTAGTGACTGCGGCCGGCGGCGCGCAGCTGCTCGGCGGCGTCGTAGAACGCCAGCCAGACGTGTTCGTTTTCACGTAGCCAGCGTTCAGTGATGCGGCAGAAACCGGCCGGATCCCGCTGCAGGGCGATAGCAGCCCTGGCGGCGGGTCCGGGCTCGGTGGGGGTGGCGAACTGAAGAGGGACCTGGTTCATGAGGCCACCTGCTCAATGACCAGGTCGACCAGGGCGAAGATCCAGCGGAAGGCGGCGGGCACCGCATACGGCAGGAGCAGCAGCATGACGCACCCGCCCAGGATCTCTGCCAGGTAACGGCGCAGCGACATGGCGCGCGCCTCGGGGACCAGGATGAACCACTCTTTCGTGTGCGGGCTCATGCCATCAGGTCCTTCACCAGCATGAACAGCTGAATCACGAACCACCCGGCCAGCAGCAGCAGTGAGCATCCGAGCAGCTTCCAGAAATTCATTGTCATTTCGCCCTCCGGAAAAAGTGAAGTGACCCCGCCGGGATGCCGGCATGGGTGTAGATCGGAACGGTCTTCATCTCGATGTCGCCGGTGTGCACCAGCGTTTCGAGCACGACGAAGGGCGCCCGGATCTTGCTGGCGGGCGTCCATGCGTCAGGTACGTGATTCAGGAAGGTCCGGGCGTGTGCGCCCTGGCCCCACTCGTCGCGGCTGGCCGGGATGGCGTTCATCGGCGCCACCTGGGCAGGAATCGGGAGAACACACCCCGGGGGCCAAGGTCACGAGGGGGGGAGTCAACCTCGCTCTCTCGGGGTGTGCTCTCCGGATTCGGTAGGTCGCGGTTGGAGTCAGGACGGCGCAGCAGCCAGATGGCCGCGCGCTGGTTGTTCGTCAGGGGACGTGTAGACGTGGTGATGCAGCCGAAAAACTCCGGCTGCGGGTCGAGTACGAATTTGCGTCCCATGAGGTCCATGGAACGAGATATTAGTGATACTAATTCTTCATGTCAACAGTAATACTAATATTCAGGGGCGCAACCAATAGAATTGCTTATTTTTTCAGCTGCCCATTAAGGCAGTGCAGTTAGCCGTGGTGCCACCAAGTGCGAATTTTCACGATGATTGCCCAGACCAGGCCGAGCACGATGACAACAGGAGCCCAGATAGCTGGCTCGTCGGTTTGGAAAGATGTTGCCATCCATATTGCGCCGATGAAAATCAACAGCACGGCAAATAGGTATTGCCGCTTGAGCTTCTTGCTGGTTGTTTGAGTTGTAGTCAGGTTCGTGTCAGTTGCCCTGGATTCGAGCGAAACTGGCGCCCCGCAGCGGGGGCATGAATTAGCCTTATTAGAGACCTGTGAGCTACATTCAGCGCATACGATTAAAGCCATAGCTATCTCCCTCTGGTAAACGTTACTTTTTCACTATCCGCTCAACCAACGCCTTGATGAACTTCAAATCTTCAGCGTCAAGTGTTCCATCGTTGAGCCCCTTTCGAATCAAACTGACAATTCCGGTAACCCCTTCATCACTTCCGTAAGTCGGCGGCTGCTCCGCGACGTGGAAAGTCGGGTCGACCTTTTGCTGAGACACCCGATAAGGGACGCTTAAATCCTGAAGCAACTCTGGATAAATGGATTCAGGCTCTACCTCCAGAACCTGCGCGAACTTGATAACCGCATTCAGGTTGAGTGGGATCTTGCCATTTAGATACTGGCTAACCGCACTCTGTGTCTCCCACCCTAACCGCGCCCCAACGCGCTCCTGGGTGAGCCCCAAGCCAGTTTTCTTTTCATCCCAGATCTTGCGTAACCGTGATGCTGCTCGCTGTTGATCGGAGGATAGCCTCTTGTCAGTCATGAGTCGCATTTGACAGCACTCCTTGCGTATACGCTATTAGCGTTACTGTTGACATCGAAAATTAGTGGCACTAATATCCGCGCAAGGAGATGCCTACGTGAAAGAGATCACACTGAAAGAATTCCTGGAAGAGAACACCCAGAACGCGGCAGCAATCGCGCTCGGGGTGGGCCAAAGCGCGATCGCGCAAATGGTCTCTTCCAACCGCGACATTCGCTTCGTGATGGACGCTCGCGGTGAAGTGATAAATGCCTATGAGCTCAAACCGCTTGGGAAGCAACCGGCGAGAGCTTCACAACGGGCCGCCTAACAGTTACCCAAAGGGTCGGCCCCGGGCGTTACCTGTCCCAGCCCGGGGGCGGCCCGACCACCAGACGACCTGGTGCCGGTGGTCCGCCCACCGCGAATTTTTACAACAACGCTGCGACAAGTAGCGACAACAAGAGTTATCAGGAGTTATCGGTGAGCCCCAAACAGCTGACTCTTTCGTTTGAACCAGGCGTGGCCCGCAGGTATCGCAACCTGCTGGATTGCTGCGCCACGGCGATCTACCGCGCCGGGCACGGCAACGTGGCGCCGGCCATCGACATCGCGCCATCAAACCTCACTAGGGCGCTGACTGGCGATGACCGCAAGCTGGGCGTCGATCACCTGGAGAAGTTCCTGGACGAGTTCGGCGACCTGGAGCCTGTCTACTACCTGGTCGACAAGTACCTGCACGAAAAAGCCGATCTGAAGAACAGCCGCCTCATCGAGGAGGCCGAGGTGTTGATGGGTCGGTTCAGCCAAGTGATCGCGGAGATCCGGGCGGGGGAGGGGGCGTGACTCAGGATATCGTTGAGAAGCTCGGGTACGCCGTCACGCTCGAACCGAATGGGATCCGAATTCTGCATGTATTTGCAGGCGGGAAATCCAGCTCCATAACCCTTAGCGCCGAAGAGGCGGCGCGGCTCGCCTGTCTTCTAACTAACGGCCCCGATGCTGGTGATTATCGTGATCTTTGAGCCGGACTCCGGAGGCTTTTTTTCAGAGGCCAAGAAACCGTGAATCGCCTGGCGAATTTCATCATCGGAAAGCTTTCTATAGGCCACCACGTCGTAGAACACCCCAGCCTCAGCGATCCTGACTCTGTTGTGAACATTCGGCCCCTTCATTTGCTTGGGAGGTCCATGAAGGTGCTCTCTTTTCCGCAGGATTCGCAAGAAAAGACCTGCAGTTTCACGCCCAACCGGCCAAACCCCGGATCGGTTCGGTTTCCAGTTCTCTTCAACTCCGTGCTACCACAATGATCACACGCGAATTTCGCAAAATTGCCCTTGAGACGATCCAGGTCCATGCGGAGTTGATCTGCATCAGCGCGCGCGTTCTCAAGATCCGCTTTCAACGCGCCATTCTCGCCTTGAAGCTCCGCGTTCCTTTTTTCTACATCCGCGTAAGCGTCTTTCAGGATCGAAAGTCGTTCCTTGAGGATCGCCGACGAGCCGTGCTCATTGATGATTTTTTCAAACAGTTGAAGCATCTCGAACCCCTTTTCGGCAAGAGAGAGCAGCGGTAGATCCGCAGCGAAGTATAGCAACCACAACAACGAGCGGGCCCCAGCCCGTTGGAGAGGATGATGAACAACGAGAGCATGGCAGAGACCATCGCCCAGGTCGCAAACCTGAATATCTTGGATATGTACCGGCGAGGGCAGACAGTGTTCTCGCCCCGCGAAGTTGACGGGCTAATGTTCAGCCTGGCCGCCGAGATCCTGCAGGAAACCGGCCTGACTGACGCAGTGACCAACAAGAAAGGGACCGGCGACGCAGCGGAGGCCCCGGCGGGTGAGAGCCCGTCATCCGCCGCGGGTTCCCCTGGGAAAAGCGAGGAGCCGGGCGTCGCCGCACCTACCGAATCCGTCGCCAAGCGCGAACCTCCCGCCACCACGGCCCAGGACGGGCCAGATAAGCCAGGGAGCAATAAGAAGCCTGAACCGGCGGCTGGTGGCGCCGGTAAAGGTGACGGCGACCCAGCGGTCATTCGCGGCCGCGCCGCCCGGATCCGCGACCGTGTGACGCTGTTCATGACGCAGCACAGCCTGAACGAGCACCGTGCCGCCGATCACTTCGATATCGCGCACCCGACGCTGGCCGGGTTCCTGGCCGGCACCACCAGCCCACGTAAGCCGACCCTGAAGAAGATCGAGAAGGGCCTCGGCCGCCGCCCAAAGGTTAACCGAGCGGTGCCGCCCGCCACGCTGTTGAAGAACCGCCTGGAAAACTGGTTCGAGGAACACGAGATAGCCGGAGATCCTGAAGGCTGTCAGGCCGCGCGAGAGCTTCTCGGAGTGAGCGCAAAAGCCCTGTCGATGATCTTGGCTGGCGACCTGGTGCACGTCAACGTCATTGACCAGCTGCGTGACAAGGGCGTCCTGACCCAGGCCGAATGGTGCCCGATCCGCAACGCTGCCAAGCAGCTGCAGTCGAGGGCTGCCTGATGGCAAAGAAGTACCGGAAGATCGACCCGAGAATCTGGAACGACGAGAAGTTCTACTCGGCGTCACTGTCCTGCCAGCACCTGTTTCTATTCATTCTGACCCACCCGCAGATGACGCCCGTTGGCGCAATGCGAACGTCACCAGGTGGTATCGAGGACGAACTTGATTGGGAGCAGAAAGGGTTCCCGCAACCCTTCCGGGAAGCCTTTAAGGAGGGTTTGCAGAAACGTTTCTGGGAGTACGACAAAACCGCCAAGTTTTTGGGGGTCCCGAACTTCACCAGATACAACCCACCGGACAACCCGAACGTGCTCAAGTCATGGGTCGGTTGCTGGAATGATCTGCCCGAGTGCGACCTTAAAAACAAGCTGTATCAACGCTTGAAAGAGTTAGCCGAAGGGTTAGGGGAAGGGTTCTATAAAGGGTTCGCCGAAGGGTTCCCCCAAACGTTCGGGGAAACAGGAGCAGGAGAAGGAGCAGGATCTACAGCATCTGCAGGAAGCGCGGAAAAGGCCGAATCAGACCCCGACGAACCCGGTTGGCTTGTGGCCGGCCGTGAAGCCAACCCGAAGCTGAGCGACGAGCAGATCCGTGGAGCCTGGGGGAAATTCAAAGCGCACAAGAATTCCCGCCAACCCAACCCGCGGTTCCAGTGGTTGAAGTGGATCCAGAACGAGTTCGACGGCCCGCCTCCGCGGCGGCGCGCCCCTGGGCGGTCCACTGGCACGAAATCCAGCGATGAGTTTTGGAGCGCCTTCGAGGCGTCCAGGGAGGCAAGGGCATGATCGAGCTACGAGAGCTGTGGGCGGTGATGAAAACCATGTACCCCCACGCATTCAAGGAATACGGCGGGGTCGATGGGCCGACATTCCGGTACTGGGAGCGGGAGCTGAAGAACTACAACCTCGCCGCCGGCTACCAGTCGCTGCAGCAGCGCAGCAGCGAGTTTCCGCCGACGCTGCCCGAGTTCAAGCAGCTGTGCCGCGCCGGCAAGGGTTACCACCACCCGCAGAACTGCTCCGACCAGGACAAGGCTGCCATCGAGTCCAGCGCCCGGAAGTTGCTCGCCGGCAGCACCGGCAGCAGCCAGTCCCGCATCATCACCCGCGGCCAGATCAAGGTTTTCCAGAAGAAGCGCGGCGAGCACTGGTACGACCAGTACCCGCAGGGGCTCACGCGCTACAACCTGGACGAGATCTACGGCGCGGATCTCGAACTGATCCGCCCCGCAGTCGCCAGGCACGACGACGACACGCCCGTAAGGAGCGCGGCATGACCTGGGGCGCAGCAGAAGCAGCCGTTCCGCTGGAGCCCTGGGAGACCGTCAACAGCATGTGGGCGGCACACGTCGAGGTCGAGGTGATGGCCACTCTGGGTGACGAGCCGATCACGACCAGCGAGATCAAGGCCCGGACGGGATTCCCGCGTGGCTCGATTGAAAGTGCGCTGAAGCGCTGCCGCAGCGCCGACCTGGTCAAGTACCGGGCGCACACCGGATGGGTGCTGGCATGAGCGGGCGCCATCTGTGGGTTCGCAAGGCCATCGAGAAGGGCGTCTCTCCGCATGTTCGCCTGGTTCACCGCTGTCCGCATTGCGGCTGGGAGCGCCAGATCCTGCGCGCGCCCCTGGGTGGCGCCAGGTACATCCGCGGCTCCCAGGTGATCGGCGGCCCGGGCAAGATCGCCAAGCGCCCGCCATGCACGCCGGAGACGGCCGGGGTGGCGGCATGAGGCGCTTCTACAGCTGGCTCATCAAGCGGGTCTCGAAACGCGCCCCGGATTTCGTCGTGGGCGGCCACGAGAATCCGTACCTGCTGCGCTGGTGGGTGATCCCGCGCAACCGATTTTTCAACGTGTACCTGCACCTGTTCCTGCGCGATGACGACGACCGCGCGCTGCACGATCACCCCTGGGCGAACTGCTCGGTGCTGCTGCGCGGCTCGTACACCGAACACACCATCGCCGCCGGCGGGATCCACCGCCGCGAGGTGCTAAAGCCCGGCGCCGTCCGGTTCCGCTGGTCGGGCAAGTTCGCCCACCGCGTCGAGCTGCACGACGGATCCTGCTGGACACTGTTCATCACCGGCCCGGTCTACCGCCATTGGGGCTTTCACTGCCCCGAGAAGGGCTGGGTGCACTGGAAGGAATTCACCGCGGCCGAGGATCCCGGGTCCGTCGGCGCGGGCTGTGACTGAGACCCGGAAATTACTTAGGAGAACCAGCATGAGCGACAACGAACGCCCCTTAACGCTTGGTGAAAAGCGCGTCCGCATTAACTTCAACGTGACCGAGAACAACGACATTGATCGCCTGAAGATCCTCGCCGCCAACTTCATTGACGAAGTCGCAAGGGTCACACGAGACAGCAAGGATATTGAGGTTCCGCGATTGGCGGCTTTGGCAATGACCAAAGCCGAGGAGGCGGCGATGTGGGCCGTAAAGGCGGTAACGGCCCCGTCCGCATGAGCGCCGAAAAAGACCAGGCGATGCTGGCTCACTTTGAGCTCACCCAGGACGATAGCGGTAACTGGTTCTGGGTCTTCCGTTCGACGGCCGGCCATGTGATGGCGCGCTCGGCTGTGCCGCACCATAGCAAGCGCGCAGCCGCCGAGCACTTCAACGAAACCGCCCATGAGTTTTGTGAGTTCGTCCGGAAGGTCAACGAGGCATTCGCCGCCAGCCTGGCCGAAGAAGAAGGCGGGAATTGCTGAACCATGGAAGTCGTCCAGCCCGTCCGCTCGAAGCGCAAGATCCGGCAGATGTTCGAGTGGCTGGACGAGCGCAACCCCCGCGACAGCCTGATGTGGGCCTTGGGCATCAACACCGGCCTGCGCGTGAGCGACCTGCTCGCGCTGCGGGTCCGAGATGTCTGGTTTCGGGGCGCCGCAGTCGAGCACCTGAAGCTCCGCGACAAGAAGACCGGCAAGCTCACCCGCCGCTACCTGGTGCCCTCGGTGCGCGAGCTGGTGGCCAGCTACTGCGACGGTCGCCGGCCTGAGCGCTACCTGTTCCTGAGTCGCCAGGGCCGCAACCGTCCGATCACGCGCAGCCGAGCTGACCAGGTCCTGAAGAACGCCGCCAAAGCCTGCCGTGTGCCCGAGGTGGGCACCCACTCGATGCGCAAGACGTTCGGTTACCAGCACTACCAGCAGCACAACGATCTGACGCTGCTGATGGAGCTGCTCAACCACGCCAGCGAGAAGGAGACGCGCAAGTACATCGGCATCACCCAGGACGTGATGGATGACTCATTGAAAGGCTTCGACGCCATGGGTGGCGACGATGACTGATTTCAGGAAAACCAAAAAACCCCGGAAAAGCGCGAGGGCAGGGCATTTGACGCTGATTACTCGCTTCATTCCGGGCGTTTCAAACTCAAAACGCGAAATCCTCGAAACCCGCATGAATACGTGGTTTCAGCGGATTGGCCAGTTTGCCACAACCTGCTTGAAGCGAACTGTAGGGCGCAAAGCCATACGGCGTGAGGCTTTGAGGGCTGTTGAGGGGTGGCGTCCAACTGTCAAGGAATCCTTGTCAGTTCGCATCGAACACCCTGGTCTGCACGACCTTTTCCAGAAGCTCGAAGCTATTCGTCGAACCGGGAGTCATTGGTGAACAGCACTGCCCAGGCCATCCGCCGAAGAATCAAGGAGCGCCGGGTGATTGCCAGGGCGATCCGCTACCAGGCCGACCGCCTGGAGGAGCCGGCCGAGATCCTCGCCGGTTACGTGGTGGCCAAGGCGGTCAGCGACCTGATGACCGACGTGGACCATGCGCGACTGCGGGATCGGGTACGGCGCGCCGAGGATGTGGTGCGGGCCACGCTGACGGTGCCGCCAGGGCGCCGCAATTCCGCCGACATCGAGACGGCCTGCCATCGCCTTCGAGCTGTGCGCGGGTTCGTCATGGACCAGGTCGCCCAGGACAGCGCCCCCGACTGGAGGCTGGCCATGGACACGTTTGGCCTCGTCGACGGCAAGCCAACGCTGCGGACCTGGTGCGCACTGGCTGATATCAACTTCGAGAACCTGGTGGCCAGGCTTCAGGCCGCCGAGCTGCTGCCGCCCTACAAGTGCGGCAAGGCAGCATGACCATGTCCCGCAATACCGCGCCCGCGCATCCGCGCAATACCCTCATCGGCAACATCACCTATCAACCAGCTGATGAAAGGGCCAACACGCATGTCGACAAAAACGGTGCTCCTCGAACCGAGCGCAACGCAGGCGGCTGTCGCCAAGGGAACGACACTCGCCGGCTCCGGTTCGGCGGTGTTCTTCGGGCTTCACGCCAACGAGTTCGCCGCGATCACCGGCGCCCTGATAGCCATCCTCGGCTTCGCTTACAACATCTGGGTGCAGGAGCGCCGCTTGAGAATCGAGCGCAAAGCAGCAGAGGAAGCTGCACGCCGCGCCGCCGAGGCGGCCGTGGAAGAGGCCACCCAGTGACAGCCCCGCGGGGAATCCGCAACAACAACCCGATGAACATCGAGGCCGGGGCCGACTGGCACGGCCTGGCCGCTGACTGGGAACGAACGCCCGAGCAGATCCTGGAGAACCGGTTCGCCGTGTTCCACGCCCCCGAGTGGGGCATCCGCGCCGGGGTGAAGGTGCTCATCACGTACCAGGAGCGCCACGGCCTGGACACCATCCGTGAGATGATCCACCGCTTCGCCCCCCACCACGAGAACAAGTCCGACCGATACGCCGAGTTCGTGGCCGAGCGGGTGGGCGTGGACCCTGACGAGTCCATCAACATCCGAGACCTGGACACCGCACGCCGCATGGTCGAGGCCATGATCGAGATGGAGAACGGATACCAGCCCTACGACAGCGTCACGCTCGGGCGTGCGTTCTACCTGGCGGGGCTGGCATGAGCTGGCGTGAGCGGATCCGCATGTCGGTCCTGGTCTGGGCCTGCATCTTCGTCACGCTGTTCGTGGCTGCTGCATTCCGCTGGCCCGACCGGGTCACCGGCACGCTGGCCACCGTCATCAAGACCGTGTTCGATTTCCTGGGCGGCGCGCTGTGATCCTTCGAGTGGTCATCGGTATCGCCATCGCCCTGGGCCTGGCACTGGCCTGGCAATCGTTCAGCGTCTGGAAGCTGAAGGTCGAGGCCACGTCCGCAGCTGAAACCATCGAGAGATTCCGGCAGCAGTACGCCGAGCTCGAAAGCCAGAACGACGGGCTGGCTGCCAACCTGGAACGACTGAGGCAGGACCGTGCCGCCATCGAGGAGGTGCGGCGACTGCTCGAACAACAGAGAGCTGACCATGAACGCGAACGTATTGAGTTCACCGCCGAGCTGCGCGAGGCCCTCGCCGCGGATCTCGCCGACACGCCTTGTGCTGTTGTGCCTGTGCCTGACGCTGCTGCTGACCGCCTGCGCTCCGCGCGAGATCGTGCGAACAGTGCGGGAGCCCTACCCAGTTCCCCAGTACCTGGCGATTGACGGCGAGCTCACCCGCCCGCTGTACGTCGCCCCACTCCCTGACCCGCTCACCTTCGGTCAATGCACGGCCGCCCTGGCCGATGCGTACAGCCTGATTGAGTCTGCCAACTTCGACCGCGCCCAGGTGCGCGAGATCGAGGGGCGGGCTGTAAGCGAGCTACCACGCGGGTCTCAGAGATGAGCGGGTCCTTTCTGGCGAGGGGGCTGACGGGTGCGGAGAGGCGCGAAATATCGCTAGGCACGTCGTAGCGCAATAACTTCCTTCCCAAGCTGGGCGGCAGGATGGTGTGGCAGACCACCACAACCACACCCGAGGGCCCAGCCAATGAACACGCTTTTACGCTCCACTTCTGCTCTGCTCGTTTTCATCGCTATCGCTTTCAGCATCAACTGTTTCGGGTCGCCACCGGCTGGCGCCGCCGAGCCGAGACCCGGCCCGCAGCTGACCGAGTGTGAGAACGGATCCTGGTATGACCGGGAGCGCTCCGGCGAAGGAATTAATTTGGAAGTTCTCGACGAGAATTTCGTGGCTTACTTCTATACCTACGAGCCCCGCGGGGAGATCGCCGACCAGACCTGGTTTCTCATTCTTGGCGACAACGCCGACGGCAAAGCGACCGTGCATGACGTGATCGCCGGGTATGTCGATGACGGCCTCGATGTCGCCGTGATGCCAGTCGGATCCGCCACCTTCGAATACGCCGGGCCTGACCGCCTGGCGTTTTCCTGGCGGATGGATCTCGACCTGAATCGACTGGGTGACGGCACCGTCATTCCCTGGTGCCTGTCCAGCTGCAGCGGGTCGTTGAGTCTGAGCCGGCTGACGCGCCCGCATCCCTGCGCGTAACCCGGACGGTATAGGCCCCGATGCCGTCCGGACCCGTTTACCTGACCAAGCCCCAGGTCGCCGCCATGCTCGGCGTCGACGTGCGCTCGGTCACCACCTACCAGGCCGACAAGCGCGACCCGCTGCCGGTCGCCAACGAGCCAAAGCGCGGGATTCCCAACAAGTACGACCCGCGCGCCGTCTTCAACTGGGCGCTCCGGCGCCGCCTGGGTGAAATCAACGATGACGACGACCAGCAGCTCGACCTGGACTTCGAGCGCGCGCGGAAGACCCGCGCCGAGGCCGATCTTCAAGAGCTGAAGCTGGCCGAGACCCGCGCCCGGCTGCTCGATGCCGACCTGGTGCGCAAGGCGTTCGTCGTCCTGCTCGCCCGTTTCCGCGCCCGAATGCTGGCCATCCCCCCGAAGGCCGGCCCGCTGTGCGCCACCGCTGACGCGAAGAAGAGCCGCGTCATCCTGAAAGACCACATCTACGAGGCCCTGACCGAGCTGTCCAGCGATGAATTTGCGCGAGCAATTAAGGCTGATATCGAAGACGATCTCGAAAGCAACGAAGACAGTAAGGCCGCCGCCTGATCTGACCGTTTCCCAGTGGGCTGACGCCCACCGAATGCTATCGAGTGAAGCATCGGCCGAGCCCGGCCGGTGGTCGACCGACCGCGCCCCGTACCAGCGCGGGATCATGGACGCGCTCAATGACCCGTCGGTTGATGAGGTGGTGTTCATGGCGTCCGCCCAGGTCGGCAAGACCGAGGTGCTGCTGAACGCCATCGGCTATTTCTCGGAGCAGGATCCGAGCCCGATCATGCTGCTGCAGCCGACACTGGAGCTGGCCCAGGCGTTCTCGAAAGACCGAGTCGCGCCGATGATCCGCGACACCCCGCGGTTGACCAAGACGTTCCCTGATCCGAAGAGCCGCGACGGCGACAACGGGCTACTCTACAAGAAGTTCGCGGGCGGCCATCTGACCATGTCCGGCGCCAACTCACCGGCGTCCCTGGCATCGCGCCCGATCCGCGTGGTGCTGGCCGACGAGATCGACCAGTACCCCACGACCGTCGGCAAGCGCGGCGACCCGCTGGCGCTGGCGTACAAGCGCGCGAACAACTTCCACAACGCTGTGCGGATGTGCATCTCGACGCCGACCGAGTCGGGAAATTCGCGCATCGAGATGAAGTTCCTGGAAGGCGACCAGCGGTACTTCCTTGTGCCGTGCCCGCACTGCGACCACGCCCACCGCCTGATCTGGGACAACGTCCACTGGGACACAGACGAAGAAACCGGCGAGGTGTCCGAGGATGTCTGGATGGTCTGCCCGGAATGCGGCGGCGTGATCGAGGAGGGCGACAAGGCCCGCATGATCGCGCGCGCCGACCAGGAGCCGGGCCTGGGCTGGACCGCGAGCAAGCGATTCCGGGGCATCGCCAGCTTCCACATTTCAGAGCTCTACTCGACCTGGCGCACCTGGCGCGAAACCCGCGACGATTTCCTGACTGCGAAGGTGCGCCCGGACCTGTTGAAGACCTGGGTGAACGAAGCCCTGGGCGAGGTCTGGCAGGAGGCCGAAGAAACCACCGACCCTGATGCCATCGCCAACCGCCGCGAGCCGTTCGACTGGCGCGAGGAGCTGCCGCGCCAGGCGCTGCTGCTGACCGCGGGCGTTGATGTCCAAGACGACCGACTGGAGTACGAGATCGTCGCCTGGTCTGAGGGCTGGGAGAGCTGGGGCATCGAAACCCGGGTGCTCACCGGCGATCCAGGCAAGGCCGAGCTGTGGAAGCGCTTGGAGGACGAGCTGCTCAACAGCAGCTGGACCCGAGACGACGGCACAACCATGAACATCCCCGGCATCGCGGTCGATAGCGGTGGCCACTACACCACCGAGGTCTACACGTTCGCGAAGAAACACCCGGGCCGCGTGTTCGCCATCAAGGGCGCCGCCGGATCCCGCGAAGTGGTCAGCCGGCCGACCCGCAATAACAAGCTCAAGGTTCCGCTGTTTACTCTCGGCGTTGATGCGATCAAGGAGCTGCTGTTCTTCAGCTACCTGAAGACGGTCGTGCCGGGCCCTGGCTACTGCCACTTCCCGGCGCATTACGACGACACGTACTTCGACCAGCTGACGAACGAGGTGCCGGTGAAGCGCTACAAGAACGGTGTTCCGGTGCGGATGTGGAAGGCAGTAGGGCGAAACGAAGCGCTCGACAACCGGGTTTACGCATACGCAGCGGCGCGGATCCTGAACCCGAATTTCAGGGCCATCGCCAAACGCCTGGCACCCGACGACGGCGGAGAGGAACAGGAGACGGAGAAGCAGGTGAGCATCAACAAGCAGCGCAAGAAAGCCAAGCAACGCCGCCGCCGTCGCGGTGGGTTTGTGACGAATTACTGAGGATGCCATGCGCCTGATCCCCAAATGCTTCACCCAGGGTGTCACCGTTTCGACGTCGGCATCGTTGTCGGACTACCCGGCCTCGACCTGGACGCTGACCCTGGTGCTCGTGCAGGCCGATGACCAGCGGACCATCACCGCCACCGCCGATGGTGACGACTACCTGGTAGAGATCGAACCCACGGACTCGGCCGACTACCAGGTTGGCACCTACAGCTACCAGGCTTTCGTCACCGACGGAACCGACCGCTACATGGTCCAGGACGGCACGGTCGAGGTGCTGCCCGACTACGCCACCGCGTCCAGCGGCCTGGACACGCGCACCCAGATCGAGATCACCATCGACGCTATCGAGGCGCAGCTGGCCGGCAATGCGACCGGCACCCAGAAACGCTGGAAGTACCGCGACCGCGAGATCGAGCAGTACGCCCCGGCTGAGCTGATCGAGATCCTCAACTACCTGCGCCTGGAGCTGCGCCGCCAGAAACGGCGCAGCGGCAGCAATCGCATTCAGGCGTCGTTCCGATGAAGTGGCCCTGGCAGAAGCGCACCGCCAAGCGTAACCCTCGGAAGAGCTCGGCCAAACGGTTCTATGATGCGGCCATGGCCGGCCGGTTCACCATGGACTGGGTAACCGCGCCGATCCCTAACGACGTGGCCATTGATGCCGGCCTGTCCGCGCTGCGAGCCCGCGCCCGCGAGAAGCACCGCAACAACGGCCACATCAAGGCATACGTCCGCGCCTGCCACACCAACATCGTCGGGCACCGGGGCGTGATCCTGCAATCCCGGGTGACCGACCGCGGTGGCCTGAAGCCAGACCGGTTGGCACGCCAGGCCATCGAGGCCGGCTGGAAAGACTGGGGCCGCAAGGGTGGTCCGGTCGATAAGGCCGAGCGCCGCAGTTGGCGGCAGTTCCAGGTGGACGTGATCACCTCGTGCTGCACCGACGGTGAGTTCTTCGCCATTATCGACGGTGACCGTGGCCACCCGGTGCGCCTCACCACCGTGGATCCGGAAACCATCCCGGTCAGCTACTCCGAGGACCTGGGCAACGGGCGTTACATCCGCCAGGGCATCGAGTTCTACGACAACGGCCGCGTGCGCGGCTACTGGATGAGCCTGGCGGATCCGAAGAAGTCCCGCCACGGCTACGCGGCCGCCTACGGCAATGGCACGGCCGACCTGAAGTTTGTGCCGGCCAAGTCGATGATCCACGTCTACCTGCCCGAGTTCGCCATCCAGAATCGAGGCGTGCCGTGGGTGGCGCCGGGTCTGCTGGCGCTGGGAATGCTGCACGGCTACCACGAGGCCGAGCTGATCGCCGCGCGGATCGCTGCCAGCCAGATGGGCTGGATCACCGAGGCGGCGTCGGGCGACACCTACGAAGGTGACGACCCGGACGCCGACGATACCGACGACGGCCTGGACGAGATCATCTCGGATCCGGGCACATACCGGCGCCTGCCCTATGGCGTCGACGTGAAGCCCCCGGACACCAGCCGCCCGAACAGCGCGTTCGAGGGGTTCGTGAAGGCCAACGTCCGCGGACTGGCCGCCGCCTGGGGCGCCGGTTACGCCGAGATCTCCGGCGACTACTCCGATGCCAACTACAGCGCGCTGCGCGCGGCCGCCCTGGTCGAGCAGGAAAGCTGGAAACTGCTGCAGGAGTGGCTCATCGAGTCATTCCACGAGCCGATCTTCCGCCAGTGGGTCGAGCTGTCCATCGACATGGGTTACCTGACTATCGCCGGAGCGCAGCCGGCTGGCCCTCTGACTGATTACCTGGCGCACGGCTGGCAGCCACGGCGCTGGGCCTGGGTGGATCCGCAGAAGGAGATGGCCGCCCAGGAGAAGGCCCTGGCCAACGGCCTGAAATCCCGCAGCGAGATCATCCGCGACATGGGCCGGGACCCCGACGACGTGTGGCAAGAGATCCACGACGAGAACGCAATACTTGAGTCCCTGGGCATCGTGCTACAACCAGTTCAGTCCACGGAATCGGCGCCCGAACCGGCGCCCAACGACGAGGAATAAACGGATGCCACAGGGCAAACGAGACGGAAACCACGGCCTGAATCACTGCCGCGTTCTGGACAACGCGCAGATCCGCGTGCTGGAGCGCGCCGAGGGCGACGAATACGACCGCATTGAGCTGTCGTTCTCCAGCGAGTACGAGGTCGAGCGGTGGTACGGCGTGGAGATCCTGGACCACTCGGACGGCGCCGTTGACCTGGATCGCCTGAATAACGGCGGTTCATTCCTGGTGAACCACCGCTGGGACGACCAGGTGGGTGTGATCGAGGAGGCCCGCGTCGAGAACAAGCGTGGCATCGCAGTCATCCGATTCAGCCGGTCGGATCGAGGCCAGGAGATTTTCCAGGACATGGCGGACGGGATCCGCACCCTGGTGTCGGTCGGCTACCGGATCCGCGAGATGGTCCTGGAAAAGCACGACGACGATGAAGGCGAAACCTATCGCATTTTGCGCTGGGAGCCCTTCGAGATTTCGACGGTTTCCGTGCCCGCTGACCCGACGGTCGGCGTGGGGCGGGAATTCGAAGAACGGTTCGGCGGCGAAGCTGAACAGAAACAGGCGTTCCGGTCCCTGGTGGGCCCGGGCGTCGAATCAGACTCAACTGAAGAGGACAAGGCTATGCCTGAGAAGCGAAAAGACGCCGCCGGTAACAACGACCCGGTGGACATCACCGCCGCCGAGAACCAGGCGGCCACCCAGGAGCGTGCTCGCGTCCAGACCATCATGCGTCTGGGTCACAAGTACGACATGAACGATGACGCCGAGCGCGCCGTCCAGGATGGCGCCAGCGTTGGCGACTTCCGGGACAAGGTTCTGGGCAAGATCGAGCGTGACGCCAACAAGGCACCCGCCACCAGTCTGGACATGGACGAGAAGGAAACTCGCCAGTACTCCATCGTCCGCGCCATTCAGGCATCGATCTCCGGAAACTGGAAGAACGCCGGTCTGGAGCGGGCCGCGTCTGAAGCGGTCGCCAAGCAGGTGGGCGGCGACGCCCGCGGCTTCTTCGTCCCGCACGACATCCAGGTGCGTAAGCAGCAGGTCGCAGTGGCCGGTGACGGTGGCAACCTGGTCGCCGACAACCTGCTGGCCGGCTCGTTCATCGAGCAGCTGTACGCTCGCAGCGTCCTGGTCAGCCGCGGCATCACCACGCTGCCGGGCCTGGTCGGCGATGTCGACATCCCGCGCCGGACGGAAGGGGCGACCTTTTACTGGCTTGGCGAAGATGACGACGGCACCGATAGCGATTCAGCCTTCGACCTGTTGAGCTTGTCGCCGAAGACGGTGGCAGGCGCTGTGCCGATCACCCGCAAGATGATCAAGCAGGGTACCCCGGGCATCGAGGCGCTGGTCATGTCAGACCTGTCCAAGGGCGCCGCCCTGGCCATCGACAAGGCTGGCCTGGAAGGCACTGGTTCCGGTAACGACCAGCCGCTGGGCATCGTCGGCCAGTCCGGCGTTAACACCGCGACCATCGCCTCCGCAGCGGCGCCGACCTTCATCGAGATGGTTGGCTTCGAAACCGCACTCGACGCGGACGACGCGCTGATGGGCGACCTGTCCTACATCACCACCCCGGCGATGTACGGCACGCTGCGCACCACCAAGGTGGACGCGGGCTCCGGTGTCCTGGTGGCCGACAAGCTCGGTTACGACATCCACCGCTCCACGCAGCTGAGCGCGAACCGGATCATCTTCGGTGACTACTCGCAGGTCCTGATGGGCATGTGGGGCGTGCTGGACGTGATGGTCGATACCGCCACCAAGGTGGCCGCCGGCGGCCTGGTGCTCCGGGTGTTCCAGGACATCGACATCGGTGTCCGTCACCCCGAGTCCTTCGCCATCAACAACACCCCGTAAGCGGGAAGGCGCCCCGGGCCGCAAGGCCCGGGGATCCACCACCAGTAGAGGACCCCAACCATGTCGAAGTCGAAATACACCTTCACCAAGGGCTGCGTGTTTGATCGCAAGCCGCACGCCAAAGGCACCGACGTTGCAGTCGACCCGAAGAAGGACAAGGACGCCCGCTACCTTGTAGCTACTGGCGCACTCGCCCCTGAGGGCTCGGACGCGTCGAAGGCCGCTAAGGCTGAGATTGCCGCCGCTGCGAAGGCTGAAGCGAAGGACGCCAAAGCCACCGCCAAAACGTCTGACGAGAAAGCCAAGACAGACGCCAAGGCGAGCAAGTAACGCCAGGCCGCCGCCATGGAGGCCGCCACCAGCTACGCGGCGTTCGACGCCTGCGCTGTTGACGCCACCCTGGCGGGCTCCCCGGTCACCGTGGTGCTCGACCGCGATGTCGAGCTCCAGGACGTTAACGGCGACATTTCTGGTCGAGTCACCACGGCCGACTTCAAGACCAACGTGGTCACCAGCTGGACCGAGGGCCAACTGCTCACGGTCGGCTCGGAGAACTTCCGCCTGGCCGAAGAGATCGCCAATGATGGCTACATCATGTCGATCCTGTGCCACCCGGTCACGGTGTAGTCATGGCGACCCTTCGTTTCGAGATCGAGAACTACGAGAAGATCCGCCGCCAGCTGGGCGGCGAGATCGTTGAGAAGGCCCTGGCCATGGCGCTGCAGCGCGTGGCCATGAAGGCGCGCACGACGGCGTCGAAGGAAGTCCGGCAGGTGTACAACATCAAGGCCCGGGACATGGGGCGCGCAGTACGCCCCCGCCGGATCCGTCACGGCGGCGCCACGGTCGCCTACATGCTTGAGTACACCGGCAAACGCCTCGGCCTGGACAAGTTCGGCGCGCGCCAGGTCAAGGTGCGGTCGAAAAAAGGCCCGCGCCGGGGCGTCTCCGTGCAGATCCGCAAGGACCGCCCCCGGTTCGTGTTCAAGGGTGGTTTCGGCGCTGACATTCACGGCCTAAAGGTGTTCACCAGGAAGACCAGCGCCAGGCTCCCCATTCGCCGCCGGTACTCGATGTCGGTGCCGGAAATGCTCCGCCGCGCCGAGGTCATGGACGATGTTCTGGCCCGCGTGCGGCGCGAGACACCCATCGAGTTTGACCGCGCCATGAAGATCACCATCGACCGAGCAATTCGACGCCTATGAGCCACGTAAACGCATTCGTCAGCCGCATTACCAGCGAGGCTCTGGCCTTTGCTACCGTCCGAAAGGCATGGACGACGAAGCCGATCTCGGACTTCAAAGCACAGCTTCCGGCGGCCCTGGTATACCTGGCCGGAGTTGATTCGGACGAGAACGGGCTCGACACCGGGTTCCGCCAGGAACAGACGATCTCCATCGGCGTCCTGATCGTCTGCGATGCAGACGACCTGGAAGCCCGCCGGGCGGAGCTGGAAACAGCACTGTGCGGATGGGAGCCCGCCGCCGGTGATGACCTGGTCGAGCACGAATCGGCGGCCGTCGTCGAGATCGAGGGCGGTATCGCCTGGTGGCGAGAAACATATTCATTCCGAAGTTGGAAGGAGATCTGAAAATGGCACGCGAAGGCGGCAGTTACATCATCGAGGACGGCAAGCGCGTCCTGAAAGAGCGGACCCAGTCTGCGCCGCCGAAGGGCAAGGCGGCCGGCAAGGGCAAGACTGCGGGCAAGGCAGCAGCCAAGTCCACGAAATCGAAGGAGGGCTAAGCCATGCTGTTCCGCAAAAAGCGAATCCTTGCGAAGATCGAGTCGGTCTACGGCACCGATCCCACGCCCGATGGCTCGAACGCCATCCTGACCCGGAACCTCGATATTCCCGAGGTCTACGGCGGTGAGAAGGTCCAGCGTAACCTGGACCGCGAAACCCTGGGCCACGACGAGAGCATCAACGTCGAGCCGCAGGTGCAGGTCAGTTTCGAAGTGGAACTGGCCGGCGCCGGATCCGCGGCGGTCACCGCCGGCACGGCTCCGGCCTACGGCCCGCTGCTGCGCGCCTGTGGTTTCGCCGAGAGCATCACGGCCACCACTGACACCCAGTACGACCCGGTCTCGGCCAGCTTCGAGTCGGTGACGCTGTACTACATCATGGACGGGAATCTGCACATCCTGACCGGTTGCCGAGGCAACGTCGAGTTCATGTTCCCCCGCCGCGGCTTCCCGTACATGCGGTTCACGTTCTGGGGCACCTACGCCACTCCGACGGCGGCCGGCGCCTACACCATCGACACCAGTGCCTTCATGACGCCGCTGCCGGTGAACCAGGCGAACACCACGCTGGACCTGGACAGCTACAGCCCGCGCGCGGAATCGCTGTCGCTGAACATGAACAACGAGGTGGTCAACCGCAACATCATCAACTTCGATGAGCGTTTGATCGTGGATCGGGCGCCGTCCGGCGAGATCGCGTTCGAGGTGCCCGAGGTGGGCTCGAAGGACGTTTACTCGGACCTGATCGAGAGCCACTCGGGCGTCAACAAGGGCCCGTTCAACCTGGTGCACGGTACGGCCACCGGCAACATCATCGAGCTCGATGTGCCGCTGGGCCAGTTCACCGACCTGAACGTGTCTGACTCCGACGGCGTGGCCCTGGGCACCGGACCGTACAACGCGCTGCCCAGCGACACCGGCGACGACGAGGTCAAGCTGACCGTTCGGTAACCGACGGCCAGCTCTTCGTTCGGCGTCTGCAGCGCCGGCACCGAAACCCCGCCTGGCTGGGGCCGTTAGGCGGGGTTTCCTTTTCTCGCAATACCAGCACCACCGCCCGTGAACGTACCTTGGTCGAGACATTGGCCCCCACAGGAAAACGTTCATGGGAAACATCCATTTCAAAGGTGCACGCGACACAGTCAGCGTGAAAGTGACGGCAAAGCTCCCCCAGGACCTGGGGAAGACGATGAGCGTGCCGTTCCACTGCAAGTTCAAGGTCCCCGACCGCCCCACAGCGCAACAGATCACGAAAGACGCTGCCGCCGGAAAGCTCACTGACGACGAAATCATTCGCGAGTACCTGGTCGGCTGGGATCGGCTGCTCGACGCCGACGAACAGCCAGTTGAGTTCAGCACGGAGAACCTGGACGAGCTGCTGACTATCGGCCCCTACCAGGCCGCCATCGTGAACGGATTCCTTGAGCTGCTGTATGGCCGGGAGGCTCTGCGGCAAAAAAACTGATTGAGGCCGGCCAGGTCTGGGCCGGCCCTTTGATGAATGACAACGGGGCTCCGGATGACGATGACGACCAGCATTTCATCATGGACCAGGCTGAGCCGGAGCCCCAAGCGCCAGATCCTTGCGAGCGATTCGAGGTCTGGCCTGAGAACTGGCCGGCCTGGGTGCTGTTCTGCCGTGTATCGACTCAATGGCGGCTGCGCCCGGACGGCCGAGCTTGTGGGCTGGAGTACAGCTCGATTGGCCTGGTGATGGACAGCGAGCGAGTCCATAGCGCCAGGCGCCGCGGGGAGCTGTTCCGCGACGTGCAGCAGATCGAAGTAGGCGCCCTGAACGAGTGGGCGAAGCAGGCGAGGAAAGATGGCGCGTAACTTCAAGACAGGCATTCTGATCACCGGCGACGCCAAGGGCGCCGTGAATGCCATGCGCCTAACCCAGGCGGAAATGAAGAAGTTGCGCCTGGAGCAGGCGAAATCGAACAAATCGTTCGGTGACGGCGTGCGCCAGCTTCGAGGTGTCGCTATTGGAGCGACGGCGATAGTAGGCGCCGCGGCGGGAGCAGTAGGCGCCATCGGTGGGCTGGCGAAGATGATCGCGGATGTGGGTGATAAGACCCACAAGATGAGCCTGCGGTTGGGGGTCTCCGCCAAGTTCCTGTCAGGCATGGACCACGCTGCGAGCCTCGCCGGCACATCGCTGGACACGGTCGACAAGGGCATGCGGAAGATGTCCAAGACCATCGCCGATGCCGAGTCCGGCATGACCACCTACAACCGGGCTTTCGACCGTATCGGGCTGAATGTTGAAGAGCTGCGCGGCCTGAACCCTGAGCAACAGTTTCTGAAGATCGCCGACGCGATCAAAAACACTGAAGATCCGACTCTCCGGCTCGCAGCCGCCCAGGATATCTTCGGCGCCCGCCAGGCCGAACTGATTCCTTTGCTCATTCAGGGCGCTGAAGCCCTGGAAGAGCAGATGGAATTTGCTGAGCGTGTCGGCGCAGTGATGTCCGACAAGCTGGTGAAGGCGTCAGCGCAGTACAAAGATGAGCTCGAAAAGCTCCGAAAAGTGGGCGAAGGCGTCCGCAACCAGTTCGGTGAGGGACTTATTCCGGAGTTGGTCGCGCTAATGCAGCACTTCAATGAGGGCGCGAAAGCATCCGACCGCTGGGTTACGGCTGGTGAGCGGGTGGGCAAAGTCGCCCGGACCATCGTTTCTGCGTTCGTGGTGGTGCGCGAGACCGCAGGCTTCGTTGGCGAAGCCATCGTCGGGCTGGGTGCTTCGGTACTGCACTCGCTCCAGGCTCTCGCGGCGCCGTTCACCGAGTTCATCCGCACCATGGCGGCGGCTGGGGCGGCCCTCGCAAAAGGCGAGTTCGCAGCGGCCGCTGACGCCTTTGATGGAATGGGCGAGCGGATCGTTGCCAGCGCGAAAGAGCACTCTAAGGCTGCGGTCGATGCAATGGGGTTCGTCGGCGAGTCATTGAAAACCCGCGTTGGGAACGTCGTCGAAGAAGTCGGCGACATCATGACGCGTCAGGCGAAGATCACCCAGGACCTGGGCGGCGAGGCAGAAAGCACAGCTGAAGACATGGAACAGCTCGCCAAAGCCATGGAAAAGGTGAAATCAGCCGCCCAGTCACACCTTGACCGCTTGTTTCCGCTGTTGCGCATCGAGCGTGAATACGCCCAGGCGAAGGCAGAGCTTCAGGCTGCTTACGATGGTGAACTGATTAGCGCGGAGCTCCTTTCGGAAGCTCTTCGCCTGCTGAAACTGGAGTACATCGACGCAACACTAGCAGCCGGCGGACTGGAAGAGATCACCGTTAAAACCGCCCGCAAGGCGATTCCGGAGTTGACCAAAAAGGTCAACACAATGAACACGGCCATAGAGCGCGGCGTTGAGCGCATCGACGATCTGTTCGCTGATCTCTGGAAGGATCTCATCAAGGGCTCCAGCGACGCCTTCGACAAGATCCAGGATTTCTTCGAAGACATGCTCGCCGAGATGCTGCACGCCGCGACGACCCGCAACATAGTAGGCGCGATCACCGGTTCTTTCGCTGCTGGAACGGCGAATGCTTCGGGCGGCGGCAACCAGGCAGCGGTGCAGCAGGCGTTTCAGATCCCCTACCTGAACGGCCAGGCGCCCGGCGCGGCCGGCGGTGGATTCTCTTTCGCTGGCTTTTTCGGCCAGCAGAACGGCGCCTCCTGGACGGGCTTTAACGAGTCCGCGGGCGGCACAGCCATCGGCGGCGCCATTGGCTACTACGGCGGTTCAGCCCTGGGCAACCTGATCGACAACTCCAACCGACTCGACGGGCCGGATTACGCGGGTATCGGCGCGGCTGCGGGCGCCATCATTGGCACGTTCATCCCGGTGATCGGCAATCTCCTGGGTGGCATCATCGGTGGCGTCCTGGGCGGCCTGTTCGGTAAGTTCTTCGGCCGAGACTTCGAGGGCGCGTTCGGTGGATCCGGCGCCAGCGGCGCGGATCCGGAAGACCAGCGGTTCACCACGCCATTGGGTGAGGTGGTTAGCCTGTTCGGGCGTGGTGGGTTCGGCCACGTTGACGAGTCGGACACGTTCGCCGGCGGCGTCCGGCAGTCCATCGAGGCCATCGACACGGCCGTGGCCGAGTTCCTGGACAATGACCAGCTGGCGGCAGTTCAGGATGCCCTGGTGGGGTGGCGTGCCGAGGTGAACAACCCGGCCAACGCGGCCGAGGAGATCATCGGCTCGCGCGTGGACGCCATCGTGGGTGTGTTCGACGAGCAGGTGCAACGCTTCGTTAACCAGGCTGGAAGCATCGAGGAGCGCATCGAGCGCCTGAACGTCGGCCTGACCATCGAGCGGCTGTTCGAGGCCCTGGGCGACTCCCTGGCGGGCCGCTCGTACACGGAGCTGGCCGCGGTCATCGAGGGGATGCGCCAGAACGGCGAAGACTGGGGCCAGGTCATGGACCGATTTGCCCAGGACTTCGAGCGCGTCACGGCCGCCACGGCGTCGCTGGAAGCGTTTGCCGGCTCGGATCCGTTGTCCGACTACGCCCAGATCATCGCCGACAACAACCGCACGCTTTTCCAGTCCGCCAACGCGCTGGGTGATGCCATCCGCGACATGGCGGCAGACTTCGACGGCTCGGCCGAGTCGGTCATGGCCCTGGGCGACCTGACGCTTGCGCGCTACCACGCCGAGATGCAGCTGCTCGGCCAGATCGACGACGTGGCCGCCCAGGTGGCCGGCACCTTCACTGGCCTGAACGACCAGTTCGACCGGATCCTGCTGGGTGACGACGGCTTCTACGAGAAGCTGCGCAGCCAGGCCAACGACCTGAAGGACTCCCTGGCCACGATGACCGACCCCGCGGAGATCTCCGCGACGGTGCAGGAGATCCAGCGGCTGACCGGCCAGGCGTGGGGTTTGCTGTCGGCCGAGCAGCAGGCGGCCCTGGTCGGCGAGTTCGCGGCGTTCACCGGCGGCGTGACGGATATTGCCGGGTCCAGGCTCTCGACTGTGCGTGACTCGGTCGTCGCGGAGGCTGACGAGCTGCGCTCGCTCATCGGCGCCATGACTGAAGACATCGTCGACCCGCTGGCCCTGGTCGCCTCGATGCACGAGGGCGCAGCGGAGGCGTTGCTGAACGCCGCCACGGCGCTGGAACAGGCGGTATCGCCCGACCCCGTCACCGGCGACCCCATCAACACCCAGCCGGGCGGACCGGGAACGGGCGACGACAACATCCGCCCGCATTCGGATCCGGCCCAGGTCGCCGCTGACGTGGCCACGGCCTCCGCCATGGCCATGTCAGACGCCGTCGACCGCATGGGCGACAAGGTCGCTGCTGCGGTGGCCAACGCCGTCCGCGGCATCCAGTTCAACGTCCGTGTGAACCAGCAACCTGACCTGGTGAACGACTGATGCCGCGCACGCTCTCAGGGACCATCGAAGCGGCCATCGCCGAGGATCTCACCACGCCGGTCTACCTGGTCGAGGCGGACCTGGACACGCCGGTGTACTGGACCACGTCATTCCAGGTCGTGTGGAACGGCCAGAACTGGCTGCCCGTGGGTGTGCGGGTAGGGCGGCTGAACGATGACACCACCACGCTGCAGATCCCCAACCTGGACAACATCGGCGTCGGCCTCATCCTGGTCGACGGTGTTCGCGACCGGCTGTTCAAGATCTACGAGTACCACGACGGCGACGCGGTCGAGGTTTACCGCGGTTACGGCGGCGAATCCACGCTCGACATCGAAAGCGCGTCTCTGACGTTGCACAGAACACGTCGAGACCGCACCCACGCCCCTCGCACGCGCGTAGCGCCACCGCTTTTTACGCGCCTGCCGCGCCCCGGTGCGAAGATCACCTGGGGCGACACGATCATCACCGTGGAGTCTGAGTAATGGCCGACTATCCGGGGTACGCGATCTCCAGGGATTCGAGCGCCACGCCCGACGCTGGGATCCTGACCGACCTGGCCGAGGACCTGACCATCAAGCAGCGGCGTGACGCTGCCGGCACGCGCTATCGCATCACCATCATCGAGGAGTGGATCTCGCTCACCGAGTTTGCTGCGCTGGTGGCTGCCTTCGAGGCGTCGCTGGGGCCTTACGACCTGACGCTGCACGGCCTGGACTACGTGGTGAACTTCGTCGGTGAGCCCTACGTCATCGAGCGCCGCGGCCAGCGCGTGCGGGTGCAGTGTGAGCTGATCGGAACGAAGGCCACTCCGTGACCACGAAGACCAAAGACCCGGTACACCGCAACCCAGTCGAGCCAGACAAGCGCCGGTTCACGAATCCCTTGCCCACCGGCCCGGATCTACCGCCCTGGCTGGAGATCTCCGCCAGCAACGTGGTGACCGCCTCGAACACGTCGACGAGCCTGTCAGAGCGCACGCTGACGGTTTCACGCGTGGGTTCGGTCATTCGGGACGTGTACGGCCGCGAGCGTGTGGGCGCCAACATCGTCCGCGCGAAGGTCAGCGGCGGCAACCTGGTCCTGGTGGTGGTCTGGTGCACCGGCGAGGTGGAGGCCATCGAGCGGGTGATCCTGAACGGCGCCACCTTCAGCGGTACGGCCACCCACTACATGGGCACCGCCGCCCAGACCGGAGACGCCACAGTGGCGGCCGTGTGGGGCCAGGCAGACGACCTGCCGGGGATTTGCTACTCGGTGCTGACCATCCCGCCCGGCGAGGACCTGGCGCTGGAAGCGATCATCCAGGGCCGCAAGGTGTACGACCCGCGCACCGCGACGACCATCTACAGCGAGAACCCGGCCCTGCACCTGGCGGACTTCATCGACCGCTACACCGACCACTCCCCCAACTGGGACAGCGTCGAGACCGCCGCGGATCGCTGCGACGACGTGGTTTATGGCCAGCCCCGCTGGGCCATCGGGCTGTCACTGGAGGACCGGCGCCCGGTCAGCGACTGGATCAAGACGCTGCGCGAGTACGCGGCCGTGTTCCTGGCGCCGGACGGCGGCGAGATCCGGTTCATTCCGGACGCTCCGGCCAGCGTCGACCATGCGCTCACTGACGCCAACGTGCGGCGCGGATCCTTGCGCCTGAAAAAGCGCGGCCTGCGCGACGTGCCCACCCAGGTCGAGGTGACCTGGACTTACCCGGGCGCCGGTGACTGGCGCGAATCCACCTGGTGGACTGACGACCCGCCGGCCGGCACGCCGCTGCGCGTGACGCGCCTGCAGCTACCCGGCTTCAAGATCGCCGGCTGCGCCAGGCGCAAGGGCAGGGAGGTCTACAACAAGGCGAACCTCACCGACCTGGAATGCCAGTTCGAGACGTTCGACTACGGCCTGAAAATCACCGTGGGCGACGTGTTTTCGCTCACGCACCCCATCGGCCTGACGGCCAAGCAGTTTCGCGTCATCGAGGCCGAGGCCATCGAGAAGGGCCGCTGGCGGATCCTCGGCTGGGAATACGACCCGGCGGCCTACTCGAACAGCACCCAGGTGGAGCCGACATTCCCGGACAGCTCGCTGCCGAGCCCCGGCGACATCCCCAACGGCCCCACGCCCACGCTCACCGAGACGCTGTTCGTGGACGAGGGCGGCAAGACGTTCAGCCGCTGGGAGGTGTCCTGGACGGGCGTGGACTGGGGCTGGGCGCTGATGTACCGCGTGCGGGTGAAGACAGGCGCTCAGGTCGTCCTGGAGACGACCGTGAGCCACCAGGGGCCGGTCGCACACCTGGCGGTGACGCCGCCCATCAAGCAGGACCAGGAATACACAGCGGAGGTCTGGGTCATCAACGTGCTGGGCAAACAGGGCGCCTCCGCCGGCACGGCCACGGCCACCGCCCTGGGTAAGCTGCTGCTGCCCACGGCGCCGACCAATGCCCAGGGTTTCGAGGCGGGCCAGTTCGTGAACCTGAGCTGGAGCGCATCCATCGACATCGACCTGGTTGGCTACCGGATCAAGCGGATCCCGAAGGCTGACTATGACGGCAACGTAGCAGGCGCCTGGGGCCACGCCAACGCCGTGCTCATGGCTGACCGCCACGATGCACTGCGGATCCTGCTGAACGCGCAGCCGGTGGGCACGTTCGTCTACATGGTGAAGGCGCTGGACTCGCTGGGCCAGGAGTCGGATGGCGTGACGGCGCCCTACGGCCGCGCCGACACCGTCATCAACGTGACGGCCGACCAGGCGGGTGGCCTGGTGCTGGAGGAGATCGACGCCGACACCGTGGTCAACATGCGCCGCTTCGAGGTCCACGGAGATGCCGTCTACTACGTCACCGACACCGGCGACGCCTGGACGGACGACGGCCCGGCCACGGACGCCTGGACGGACGATGGCGCCGGCACCGAAACGTGGATCGAGAACCAGACGGCGGGCGCGTCCAGCCTGGAAACCGACGAGTGGGACCTGGGCGTCGACAAGGACGCCAACTGGGCCTGGAACGCCCAGATCACGACATTCCAGGGCACGGTCACCCAGACCACGCGGTTCGCGAAAGGCGCGGACTACCCGACATTCACCGACCAGGGCGGCACCAGCTTCAACGGCGAGGCCCGGTACATGAAGGCGCTCATGGAGTGCACCGGCGCCGCCGGCGACGGAATGCTGATCCGGATCCCGGTGCTGGCCAGCCTGCAGGGCAATCCCCTGGTCGAAACCCAGACCGTCAGCGTGCCAGGCGCCGGCAGCCAACCACTGGCCGTCACCTGGACGAAAGACTTCGTCACCCCGCCGAAGGTCACGCTCACCGTGATCGGCAGTACCTTCCGCCAGGCGGCAGCTGACAACATCGACGAGGACGGCTGCGATCTGTACGCCTGGGACGAAACTGCCACCCAGGCCGCCGCAACCGTCGAAATCACCGCACGAGGAGTTTGATCCAATGGCTGCACCCACACTCGACACCAGCCGCCCGAACTATGACGGCACCGGCAAAGGCGTAGATCTCGACCAACTGCGCGACAACATCACCTGGATCATCGCCATGCTCGCTGGTGGCGTGTTCATCCTTCCCGGCTGGGCCACCACGGCCAGCGGTTCGGATCTGTCCGAGCCGGACTACATCGAGCTGGTCAATAACGACAGCGCCAGCCTGAAGATGAAATTCACCTTCACCTGGTCCAGCGGCAACCTCACACAGATCGTCTGCCAGTACGACAAGGGGCTGGGCGCCGGCTACGAGACCTTCGACGACGGCACCATCGCCATCAGCTACGACGGCAGCGGCAACTTTTCAGGAGCGACCACATCATGAGCGGCTTAATCAACTCCGGCAAAATCTCCACGCTGCTGGCGCGGCTCACTGAAGATCGCGCCGAAGCCCTGGACAACATCGACGGCTCCACCACGCTCGACGAGCTGGCCGCCACGCTCGCGGCGGCGGATCTCGACAACCTAGCCAACCTGGACGCCGCAGTGTCCACCCTGGGCGGCCAGCTGACCCGCGAAGAGATCACCAGCAGCCAGACCCTAACGGCCCCGGACAACGCCACCTGGGCGCGCGTGATCCTGGTCGGCGGCGGTGCTGGTGGCTACCCGAACAGCGGCGGCATGGATGGCCCAGGTGGCGAGGGCGGCGAGATCATCGAGTCGACCGTGGCGGTGACCGGCGGCGGGTCCTACCCGGTGGTGATCGGCGCTGGTGGCAACACCGGATCCTCGAATGCCGGCGGCAACACCACCGGTTTCGGCCTGACCGCCCGCGGCGGCCGCCAGTGGACGCAGATCGAGGACGACCGCTGGGGCGAAGACTCGCGGCTGTTCTTCGAGCGCTACATGGGCGGCGGCCCAGGTGGCGGCGAGCACACCGGCGTCAGCACTGGCACGGTCACGAAGGGTGGCGATTCTCGCGGCCTGGGTGGTGCGGCCTACGTCACCGGCGGCGCCGAGGCCGGCGGTGGTGGTGGCTCCTGGGGCAACGGCGGCACTTGCAATGGCGCCACGCCTACAGCCAACGGCGGCGGTGGTGGCGCTGGTGGCACGAGCGCAAGCGGCGGCGTGGCGCCGCAGTCTGGCGCCGCGGGTCGGGTGATCGTGGAGTGGTTGGGGTAAGCGCGTGAGGACGAAAGCGCGGTTTATGGTGCCGGTGCTGACCCGGCGCGGCGTGAACCTGCCGACAGACAACCTTGTGCCGAACGTTCCGGGCCTGTCGGCCATTGGCGTGGCCGAGGACACGATACGGCTAACCGTGACCAGCGCATACCCGACCGAGGTGCAGGTCAGCGAGGACGGTACAACGTGGGCGGCGCTGACTACTCTGGCGGCGAACCCGGACGATTACGACCATGTGATCGACGGATCGCCTGACGACCCCTATTGGGCCGACGTGGCGTTACTGCTCAAGGCCGAAGGCGCCGACGGAGGCACGGACATTGTTGATCGGAGTTCACACGGCCACGCGCTGACCCTGAACGGAAGCGTCGAGGTCGATACCGGACGAACCCGCAACGGCGACGCATCAATCCTGTTTGGCGGCACCACGTCGGATTACATCAGCGGCCCGGCTGACAGCAGTTTCATTGTCGGAACCGACGACTACACATTCGAGTGCTTTTACTATCAAGATTCTTACGTGGGCAACCAACCGCCGACATACTTGTTCGCAACGAACCCGAGTGGATGGGCGGCGAATTTCCACGGCATCATGGCCGGGCATTCAAACGAATCGAACAATTTTGTCGATTTCACTTACAACTACAGCAACACGAACCCCATTGTCGAGGACACGCGGCCGTCCGAGGATGCATGGCATCATGCGGCGATTACTCGCGAGGGTGACGTGTTCCGGCTGTTCATCGACGGCGTGCTGGAAAACAGCAGGACATGGGCGGGAAGCGTAGACGGCGGCGTGGCCGGGGCGCTGGATTTGGTGGGGCGTCGCCTCGACGGGAATATCGAGGACTTGCGGTTCACCACCGGCGTTGCTCGCTACACGGCCGCGTTTACCCCGCCCGACGAACCATTCGAGTTTGAAGGTTCGCCCCCCTACACCCGCCACTACCGCGCCCGTGCCGTGAACGGCGGGGTTTATTCGGATTGGTCGGGGGTGGTGGAAGTCGTTACGGCACATGAATACGCTGACTTTGAGGCGGCCGAGGCCGAAGGCGCATCAGCCGGCGGGTGGGCGAACGGTGCGATCGTCATCGCATCCGATACCGGCCTCCATTGGAAATACTTTTCGGTTCTGGAAAAGGTCGGCCATTCAGGTCTGATTCACCGTTACCCGTTTAATGACGCATACGAGATCACCGAGGCCGACGCCCGAGAGTGGGTATCTGAAAATACCGACCCGGATTCGTGGGGCTGGACTGAAACGTCGACAGGATCACAAGGCGCTGACTACGAACTCGATACAGACGGCGGCGAGTCGCGCATCAGGTCGCCCAGCACGAACTACGCGAACGGGCTAAGGCTGGACAGCCCCGAAACCCTGACAAGCACGGACGTTGAAACATTCGCCATCATTGACGGCATTCGGTCAGTCAATATCTCGGCCACGCTTTCCGGCTACAATTTCGGCCCGGTTCTGCAAGCGTATTCCGACGGCTCGAACGTGTTCGTTTTGAACCTGTGGCGAAACATGAGCGTGGCGGACGGCTCGGCAATGTGGGGCGCTTATGGCCCGTCAAGCTGGAACGCGACCAGTTTCCCTGCCGGGTCTAATAGCCGAATGTGGCTTTACCTGAAGGATGGCAAGGGCGTAGTTTGGCAGGACGATGACGACACACCGAGTGAGGTTGTGCCATTTGAAGGCAGTAGCGGAACGCAAACATTTGCGCGATTCGACGCCCGTTCTCAGCGCACGGGGGACCTTTACGTTGGCTACCACTTGCATGGCGCCATGACTACGGAATAGCGCGACGATTTCCTACAGACACGCCGCCCAGGGTGGCCTATCCTGAAAATGATCCCCTAGTCCCCGGCCAGCTCGTCCCCTTCGAGCGGCCGGGGGCGCTTTTAGGCTCTCTCGAATACCTGCTTGGAAGTTATACCGATGAACGTCCCGTCCTTTTGTTCGTTCACATCTTCGCCCGTGTCTGCAAGCCGGTACTCTGGCAGTGCCTTCATCTTTCGGGTCATCTTCCCGTCGTAGTAAGAATTGAACCCCTGAATCACGTCGACGTACCTGATCTCGGCGTTGGGCTTTCCCTGTTCACGGACTTTGATTTTCATAATATTCCCCTGTTTGAGTGAGGCCCTACTGTAAGCCACGCTGAGCGCACGGTGGTGTGGTCGCGATTCTTTCCAGCAATATCTCCCTGAACGGCACCCGGCGCACCATGAAGGCATTCGCCGGGGGCTAACCGTCCACCCTGGCCACGCCGGCCACCTGGTCGGCGTTTTCTACTCGGCCACTCTCATCAGCTGATCCCGCGTGTAGTCGGCGGGGTCGATGGTCACCACGCCGGCAGCGGCCAGCATGATCCGCCAGGCGGCGTAGGGGATGCCTCGGTGCTCGGACGAGTCCACCGGCGTCCGCCATTTGCGGACGGTCGTGGATCCTTTCCCGGCTTTGAAATTGACGCCGGCGATCTTCGCGGTTTCGACCTGGGACCAACCCGCAAGCTGTATCAGGGCGTCGATCTCGGATGGCTTGGGGGCCGTGTATCCAGGATCGTGAAAGGGCAGGGCGCAGGGCCGCGACTTGAACGCTTCGAGGCTGTCTGGCGCCGCCCGGTCTACTCGGTAAATGGCGCGTTCTTCACTCATGTTCGTCTCTCCGAAAAAGCCGGCAGGCGGTGCGCCTGCCGGCAAAGTGTGAGGGGCTAAATCATGCCCCTCGATGCCATGCTGGTGAAGCCCTGGCCCGACACCACGAAATGGTCGAGAAGGCGGATCTCCAGCAGCGTCAGCGCATCTTTCAGGCGGCGCGTGATGGCCTGGTCGGCCATGCTTGGCTCCGTCACTCCTGAAGGATGGTTGTGCGCGACGATCACGGCAGCGGCGTTGTTCATCAACGCTGCTTTCGCGACTTCGCGGGGGTAGACGCAGGCACCGTCGATGGTGCCGCGGAACAGTTCCTCAGCGCCCCGCACACGGTGGCGGGTGTCGAGGAACACCACCAGGAACACTTCGTGCTCCCGGTCACCGAGCCGCAGCTGGCAGTACTGGCCTGCAGCTGCTGGATCGGTCAGCTCGACACCGACGGTGCCGAGTTCGTCACGCAGGATCTTGAGAGCCTGTTCGACGATCACGCGGTCTTGCTCTTTCAT